TCTTTGTAAAGGCTCCTTTGTACTTGTAAGTCATAGATTAGTATATCCTTAGTATATCCTTAGGTTAGTGACTCACCCATCAGCCGTTTCCTCTCCTAAGCATTTACGCGTATCTTCGCTTCGCTTGCTACTTGCCCTATCCCTAGAAAAAGTCTAGGTCTTGTTATAGGTAGTATGCTTGAGTTGTAGGTATCCGTGTGTATGGGGAACAGACAATATTTTATAGATGCTTTCTGTTTATGTGCTACATCTAGGATTCTCATCCTTATAGAACCTTTAAGTGATTAAAGACTCTAAAGAAAGAAAATAAATTTAGCGATTTTTTAATCTTTAATAAGCTTTACTTTATTATACTCACAGTCTGATGTTTCAACTACTTCAGTACGCCATGGTCGGCTATATGATCTTTTAATAGCATCATCTTCGTTTTCGGCAAATATCTCTACATAACCAGTTTCCTCCCTTGTAAATTCAACTTTAAATTTATCCATATTATTTATTAGTTAATTATTTACTAGCGTCCATTAAATAATAATTAAACGTGTGAGATTTGCAACTCACTACACCTCTAGAAAGTAGCTTTACTTCATAAGCTAACTATTTAAAAATATTTAATGGACGTTAACAAACAAAAAACCTATAATCGGACTATTGCCTCTGCTAAGTGACCGTTCAAAGTCTTAGCTTAGCAAAAGCCCAATTATAGGGTTTCTGTGAACGGTCAGTTTAAGTTGTTAATTACATTATACCTTTACTAGCTTTGATTGTCAAGAGGGTTCTTGGGTTTTAAATTAATGCCATTATGTTTCTCTAGTTTTTTTCCGTAAACATCTAAAAACTCTTTATATACCTTGTTGTTTTCGCCGAATGGTGTACTTATTACTGCTAGTTTCTTTTGGCTGCTAAGAATATCTAAGGCTTCTTCTTTAGTGTAAGTTCCCCTTATTACTAATCCTTCACAGTCTTGTACGTTGTTTTCATCTAACGGGAATCCTTTCCCATCTTTTATGTAGTATATTTCTTCTTTCATATTATTTATTATAAGTTAATTATTCGCTTTGATTGTCAAGTAGTAAATTGTAAGCCTCTCTTATGTCTTTTATGTGGGTATAATCGTTCTCTCTGTTTTTAGCATAATTGATAAATGACTCTTCTCGGTATTCATGGCAGTCCTTAAAAACCATCCTTTCCCCTCTTTTTTTGTACATCTCTTCTTTTATTCTATATAGAGAGAAGTAGTTTTCATGAAATACCTCTATATCTAGTTCTTCGCTTATTCTCTTGCACATAATCAAGCACCAAAAATACCTTAAGTCGTTGTTGAACTTTCCATTAAAAGTTATCCAGCTAATAAGTTCTATCGGCATATCAGGACTTGATTCAGTGTTATAGTCATTACCATTAATATCTTTAATTGGATTTAACTCTAGGTGTTCGGAAAGCATGGCTGATAGCTGTAAGAAATCCACTACCTGCTTTATTGCTCTGTCTTTATCCTTTCTTACGAGCTTATGAGCAGACTCAATAGGATCATAGTCTAATACGTATATATTCATAGTCTCTTCACAACAGCAATCACAATTAGAATAAAAAGGATTACTGCTAGTATTTTATTAGTCTTGTTCATAAATTTAGCGATTTTTTATAAATTCGTTTAAGCTAAATGATCCAAATAGGCAAAGTGCTATAAATATAATCATTTCAAGGTTAAATTCATAAACATTACTTTTAGATGCTATATTAAAGGCTAGTATATAACTAGTTGAGCACCAGAATAAATCCATCATATTTTTTATTATCTATTAGTTAATTATTTTATTCTCTTTAAGAACTCTTTTATTTTATCAAGATCTTCTTTGTCTTCTCCTCCTATAGTAATGTTCCACCCGCAATCACATTTAAAATCACAGGTATTTTCTTCTATTAAATTGATTTTTCCTATTTTCTTCATATTATTTATTATTAGTTTATAAACTCCTCCATGCTAGAGCATATACAATACTCCATACGAAGATAGCTAAGTAAATTGTTAAGTTTGATTCTTTTCTTTTTGTTTTCATATTTTTAGTTTTTATTTTGTTATATAGGTATTGCGTTGATCCATACTGACTTTATATCCATTGGGTCTTGATCGTATAGGTAATCATCTAAGTAAGCACCCTCTTTTGATTCATAGTCTACTGTTATCATGTCTTTTCTTCCTCCTCCTCTAGTACTATTAAATTCATCTAGAAATTCATGAAGCCAAATCCTTTCGGCATCATTTTCTGGCTTTATTTCTAGATTGTAGTGACATCTGGGTGTAATTTTCATAGTTTTGTTTGTTAGCTTTGTTATAACTTAAGTATAGCATAAGCATGAACTAAGTCAAGTCATACACTTAAGCCTTTATTATCAATGGTTAAGTAAGTTATGCACTTAAAACCCAGTTTATTAACAATTGAGTTATCCACAAGTAATTGACGGTTAGAATACAAGTGATATACTTATTATGTAAGGTGTTTTTTTCATTTCACCTTATATTGAATTTCTTATAGTGGTGGTCTTTCCCTCCTTCATGACCATCACACTAAATTCCAAACATAAGCCCCTTAATTGGGGCTTTTTGTTATAAAACACTTGCATTGGTAGAGTGGTAATGGTATAATAAGATAGAAGGAGTTAAGGATTATGACATATACAGAACAGTTACAACTTACTCTATTAGTCGCTATATATCTTTTTATATTAGTGGTTATATGTAGAATCTTTTTAAAGGTTTTTACTTATTAGAGGGTTTATTCTGATTAAGGACGACAAGATAGGATAGGACTTACTTATATTCGGGTGATGCTGAATATGTAGTAGAAAGTATTCTTTCCTTACTCAGCATAAGTTTTACTAATAACAAAAATGAAATGGGTAAAAGAATAGAAATGCTAACTCAACTAACTGTAAAGGAAGAGAGAGAAGCATTAAAAGAAAGACTAGAAAGGGAACTAGTACAAGTACACAAAGAGATTGTTTACTATGAGGGATTAAAAGCAAACGAACAGTCAAAGGAACTCTTTAATAAGAAGAGAAGCCTACTAAATAGAATAAGATATGCCTAAACTAGATCTTATAATTAATCTAATGAGAATAGGTGAAGCAGGTAATCAAGTTATCTTAAAGGATAAACCTAAGAAAAAGAAACCTAAGAAAAAATGATATGGGAGGAGCTAAAAAAGAAACGTTAATACTTCTTCGTAAGTATGGAAATACTTGTCATTTATGTGGCAAAGAAATGAAGCCAGAAGAGATGACTAAGGATCATCTTATACCTAAGAGTAGATATAAGGAACTTGGTATAAAGGGATCTTGTAAAGGGAATATAAGACTAGCTCACTACTTATGCAATAAAAAGAAAGGTAACGAAATAATAATATGATGACATTTATCTGGAAGATGTTAGGAAGATTTCTAACAAAAATAGGTTATGAAGCTTATGGAACATACGAAGGAAGAGTCGTGACAATTGTAAAGAAACGTTAATATCTAAGCTTTCAATAGTAGGTTACTTTCCATACCATCCTACTGTTGGGAATATTTTTCATAGTTCTTGATCCATCAATGATTTAATTAATCTAAATTAAATTAATGGTGATGGGTTGAGAGCCTAGGTATTAAACATTGTTTATTAAAAGCTAGAGGAAGTGTAATTGAGGTGTGGTCCCTCCTAATAGAGCCGTGTAATGCGGAATAACTCACTCGCTTGGTTCGACTCCAGGCTGCATTATCTCTAGCCTTTAGCAAATAATTGCTAACAATTTGTACTTATCTAATAGATCCAAATAAACGATCTTGCAACAAATACTTAGATAAGCAGGGGGAGTACAAGAGTAGTCTACTTCTATTCCCCCAATTTTTAAACTAAACAAATAAATGAAAAACTATGAAAAAAGAAACTAGGAAAACAAGACAAGAAATAAAAGAAACAATATGTCACAACGCAGATACTATTATGGTAGAATTTAAAGTAAAAGGTAAGGAATACGAAATATTTGCTGAAATACCAAGAGGAGGTAACTTTGCACAGTCATGGGAAGATGTTAAGGCTAAGATAGAAAGAGATTTATTCTTTAAAATTATAGATGAGCTTAGAAGATTTCCATAGAATACTTTGAATGAACAATGAACAATGAACAATAGACAATTAAATGAAAAACTTATGAAAACATTTTTAGTACTTATTGCAATACCTGCGCTATTTGGTGCTGGATACTTAATTACAACAGGAATAACAAAGCTATTAATTATCGCTATAAATAAGATGGGAGTTCCATTAGATTTAAATGCTTGGTGGGCTGGCTTAGTTGTATTTATAATTCTTATTCTTCTTAAACAGGCTAGGAAGTAAGCAAACAATATGAGAATAAAATGTCTAAACTGTAATTGTGGATATGAGCCAGCATGGAATGAAACAAGTGAGTGTCCTCTGTGTGGAAATGGAATCCATAGACAAATAACAAAACCAAATAAAAACTATGAAGCAATATACAGAAGAACAAGTAATAAAAGCCTTAAAGGAAACCTTTGGCGTATGTCATGATAACGTCCTAGGAGTAGATATAGAACTTAAGAGAGGAGAGGGATATTGGCAAGAGGACTTAGTAAGAGACTTTATGGTTAATTTAAATGAACAATAGACAATACTTAAAGGATTTTATATAATAGAGGTATGAGAATATTTATAGTAAACAAAGAAATACTAGAAAAGACACAACAACTAGTAATTAAAAACAACCTTGATATAAAGGTAATAACTTTTAGCGAATTATAATATGAAGGAATTAGAATCATTACCAGCACAAATACAAATAGAAGACCTTGATAACCCACCAGAAGACCTTAAGACTTTGTTTGGAGGATTAACTTCTTTAGATCTAATTATATACAGAAGACAAGACTGCTGGGAGATCTCCTATTCTGAAAATGTTCCTTATGAAGGATATTTAGACACTTTCTCCTTTAAGGGTGAGACAATAAAAGAAGCAGTTAAAAAAACCTTTGAATGGTTAGATAAATATAAAGAATATATAGCAGTAAAATAATATGGCTAAGACAGGACCAGAGTCACAATTAAATAAAGAGGTTCTTTCCAAAATTAAGAAATTAGTTATTGAAGGAAAGACATTAGTTGAAATAGCTAAGGTTATTGATATTCCTTATAGTACAGTAACTAACTGGACTTGTTTCAATGTGGAAAATTTAAGTGATAAAATAGAGGGATGGAAGAGGGATCGTAAGCTAAAGTTAGCGGAAGATAAGCTAGAAAGGATACTAGAAATGAACCACGATGAGAAGGATACTTTAAAGGTTCAGGCTGACATAGCTAAGTTTACAGCTGAAACCTTAGGTAAGAAACATTACGCTAAAAGGAATGAAGTTACTGGAGAAGATGGTAAACCTCAAGAGCATAATATCAATGGATTTAATTTTATAAGAAATGAAGAAGATAACACCGACAATAAGACCAACGATTAAACAGCAACTTGCTTGGGATAAGTTACTTGATACTACATCAAGGTATATCTTATTCGGAGGAGGAGCTGGTGGAGGAAAGAGTTGGCTAGCATGTGAATGGCTTCTGACTAATTGTTATATATATCCAGGAAGTAAATGGTTTATAGGTAGGAATGAATTAAAGAGACTAATGGCTAGTAGCTATGTAACTTTTACTAAGGTTTGTAGTTACCATGGAATCCCAGCTAGCGATTGGAAACTAAACGGTCAATACAATTTCATACAGTTTAATAATGGAAGCAGAATTGATTTGATTGATCTTGCCTATAAGCCAACAGATCCCATGTTCGAAAGATTGGGATCTTTAGAGTATACAGGGGGATTTATTGAAGAGTCAGCAGAAGTTAAGTTTAAAGCCTTTGATGTATTGAAGTCTCGTATAGGGCGTCATATGAATAAAGACTTTAATTTAGTGCCTAAGATGCTCTTAACATGTAACCCTAATAAGAATTGGCTCTATAAGACCTTTTATAAGCCTAGTAAGAATAAGACCCTAGAAGAGAAGTATGCCTTCATTCAATCACTTTACTCAGACAACCCTCATACAGCTGATGAATATGAAGAAGCTTTAGGAGATATTACTGATAGAGCTACTAAAGAAAGACTAATGAAGGGGAATTGGGAATATGATGATGACAGTGGTTCTTTAGTAACTTATGATGGTATAATTGACCTATTCTCTAATCACGTTGAAGAGGGAGAGAAGTATATGACTATAGATGTAGCTAGGTTCGGAAGTGATAGTGTTGTCATTTGTGTTTGGAATGGGTATAATATATATAAGATGATTACCTGGAATAAGCAGGGATTAGACGTAACAGTCACAAAGATTAAAGAGCTAGCTAAGGAGGAGAGAGTTAGAATGTCTAATGTTATAGTCGATGAAGTAGGAGTAGGAGGAGGAGTTCTTGATTATCTTTATGGAGCTAAAGGATTTATTGCTAACAGTAGTCCATTAGAAAACCCATCAACACAGAAGACAAGAATAGTTAAGAACGGTAAGTTAGTATTTACAACTCCTAAAGAGAACTACTCAAGTCTAAAAGATCAATGTGCTTACATGCTAGCCTCAGAGATAGAAGAAAGGAGATTAGCTATTAGTGCAGAGATTACAACAGAGACAAGAGATATGATCGAAGAGGAGTTAGGACAACTCAAGAGAAAAGATCCTGACAAAGAAGGTAAGTTAGCGTTGATACCTAAAGATGAGATGAAAGAAGCTATAGGTAGAAGTCCTGATATATTAGATTCAATTATGATGAGAATGTATTTCGACTTAAATGCAACACCTAACTACAAGAATGACTTTACAAGCGATAATAGACCAAGTTTTAAATAATAATGGCTCGGATAACCATTTATGTTAATAAGCGAAGTTATACAATCAGAAGACCAAAAGTATAAGAACGAGACTGTAAAGATTACAGACGGTTTTTACTTTAGTCAGTACAGAACACTACAAAGAATAAATAGATACATTAATAATCAGTTCTGGTCATGCCAAGATCCTGATGCAGTATTCTGGAACATCTCTAACCCTTTGATTCCTTTATTTGCTAAGAGCATTGATTTAAATTCAAAAGCCTTTGCAGTATCAGGTATTGGGAATATTCACGAGTTCCAGTCTTTTGTTATTAACCTTAAGTTTAGAAGATGGGTAACAGATAATGCTTTTGGAATTACATTAGATGACGCTAGTACTGGAATTACTACTTACGGTTCTTCTGTATGGAAGAAAGTAGAGAAAAAGGGAGAAGTAACTATTGAAGAGGTTAATCTTTCTAATTTAAGAATAGACCCTACAGTTAAAGATCTTATTGATAGTCCTGTAATTGAGTTCCATTACATGTCAGAGACTCAGATCAGAAATAAATGGCCTGAGAAAGCTGATGAGATTGTTGAGAAAGGAAAAGAAGCAAGAGACGGTGAAGGCAATGAAGCAGAAACTACAGTAGAAGAATATGAGATCTGGGAAAGATGGGGTTCTTACAGAGAGAATGAAGAAGATGATTATAAATACATGCACTATATCGGTTCAGGATATGGAGAGTTTGAAGTGGTACTTTTTAAAGAAGAGATTAAACTTGATAGCGAAGGAAGACCTAAAGACTTCCCTTACTATGATTTTCATGTAGGTAAATACGCTGGAAGATTCTTAAGAGTTGGAGTTGTTGAAAGACTATTCGAATTACAAGAACAAGCTAATACATTAGTTAACCAAAATCATGAGTCTAATCAGATTGCATCATTACTTCTAATGAGAACATCAGACGCAGAAACTGAGGGTAATATCCTCCAAAGTGCTGTTAGTGGTCAAATCATTAATAGCCAAGACATGCAACAAATTGGTATTGATAATAGGTTTGCAGCTAACTTCTTTAACAACCTTAATAGAATTGAAGAACAAGCAAGAGCTTTATGCTTTATTACAGAGTCAGTTAGTGGAGAAACTCCTCCATCAGGTGTTCCATTCAGAAGTTTTGCAGTAGCATCTAATGCTAGTAAGAATACATTTGATTACATTCATACTTCTATTGGTATTAAGATGGGACTCGTAGTTGAAAAACAAATCATGCCTTCTTTAGTTAGAAAGTGGAATAAAGAAGAGTTCATTAAGATTGCTCAGAATGAAGACGATATTAGATTATACGATGAATCAGTAATTAGATTAGCAGTTAAGAACTACATGATTGATAGAGCTAGTAAAGGATTGGCTATATTTGAAGAAGACGTTCAACAAGTAAGAGAAGATACTAGAATCGCTTTAGAAAAGGGTGAGAGAATTGAACCTATCGGAAAGAACTTCTTTGACTTTAAATATGGTATCTCAATGAACCCAGTAGGAGAATCAGTTGATAAGAATGCTAAGAACGCAGCTATTGATGCAGCAATGCAAGATATGTTAGCTAACCCAGCAGTAGTAAATACTCCTTTATACAGAGAGAAATTAGAAATCAATGGAATATCTCCATTTAGATTAACTCAAGAAGAACAACAAGAATTAACAGGAGAGGAAACAGCAGTTCAACCAGCTGAACCTCAAGTAGATAGATTAAGTCAAGTAGCATTACAATAATATGAATGAATATTTAGGGAGTTTAGTATCAACAAGAGGATGGGAAGAAGCTGAAAAAGTCTTTCATCAAAAGATAGGGGAACTTATTAACGAAGAAATAGATCCTAGCTTAGCTTCAGCTGAATATAAGATAGTTCATATGGCTAACCTAAAGGCTGCAAACACAATTAAAGCGTCTTTAAACAAAATTAAATCTCTTGCTTCTATGTCAGAAGTAAAGAAGAAACCTAACTTTGCATAATATGAGTGAACTAAGAAACCTAGCAGCAGAAGTGTTGCAGGCTATAAGGAAAGATAATCAAAGAATCATAGAAAGTATTGAAGATGGTTCTAAGGACTCACAAGGGGCTGTTTCAAGCCTCTCAGATAGTAATAGAAAATCTATTGATTTGTTAGCCAGTGATATCTCAAATGGAATGACTGTGTTAAGAAGTGCTGTTGAAGAAATCAGCATCACAATGAAGGAGGAAGAGAAGGAGGAAGGAAGTGAAGAAGTTGTTAGTGCATTAGAAGAGGTGAAGAGTGCTATTGAGAATATTGAAACAAATGTAACTGTAGACAATGACTTTTCAAGACTAGAAGAGATAATGAACAAGAAGGGAGATAAGTCAGTAGTAGTAGATGAATTAAAAAGAATTAACGCATCTATAGAGGCTATTGATTTAGTAACTCCTGATAATAGAGATGTTTTAGAACAAATCTCTTCAAAGATTAAGCTATCAGACCTAAGTAAAATTGAAGACCTTCTTAAGAGAATATCTGAGAAGGATATTGTTTTACCTGGAGAAATGGATGTAGTACTAGATCCTAACTTAATTGATGATAATAGACTAAGAACTGTTCTACCTGATGAGCAAGTAGCTCAAATGAGTAAAATGTTAGACCAAGGAGGAGCTAATGGAGCAAACATTAGTAATGAGATAAAGAAACTAGTAGGCTTTGAAATAGGAGATTATGATTATATTGCCTTAACTTATGTAGCAGCAGGAAATGGAGCAGGAGAGATTGAAACAGTTACTTATAAAGACGGTGGAGTATCAGGAACAACTAAAGCAATTCTAACACTAGCTTATGATGCTAGTAATAATTTAATTAGTGTAACAAGAACATAATATGCCATTTAAATTTAATCCTTTTACAGCAAACTTTGACCTAGTAGATCCAATAAGTATTGGCGATGTTGTTGGTGGTGGAACTGAGGGAAGTGTCCTTTTTGTAGGAGCAGGAGAGAAGTTAGCAGAAGATAATGCTAATCTTTTTTGGGATGATACTAATAATAGACTAGGGATTGGTACTAATGCGCCTAGTGAACAACTTGAACTTACAAAGTCTATTGAACTTCCAACAACTACAGCTTCAGATGAGGGCGTTATTTATAAGGATGGAAGGCGACAGTTTCACGATTTTCATCATCCGACAGGCAGCACTGCTATCCCCGCGGGTAGAAATACTTTTTTAGGGTACGAGTCAGGGAATTTTACAACAGGTAGTAACGCTACTATTACAGCTCATGGCTCTTATAATGTTGGGATCGGGAATCAATCTTTAAAGAAGATTGACAATGGATACATGAACGTAGCGATTGGTAATACATCTATGGATGCCAACACAGACGGGATATTTAATGTTGGATTAGGAGGTGATACTTTAACCACAAACACGACAGGTAGAAACAACATGGCAATGGGATTCAGATCTCTAAGATTTAATGTTGATGGTGATGATAATGTAGGTGCAGGAAGATCTTCGTTAGAGAACAGCACAAAAGACGATAATGTTGCTATTGGCTCTTGGGGTTTAGCTAAAATTACCACAGGCAAGGAAAATGCTGCTATTGGGTATAGATCAGGATATTATCATGCAGACGGATCAACCTTGTTAACCTCCACTGATCGTTCTGTGTATATAGGGGCACATACGAAAGGTTATGACAATAATGACGACAACACTATTGTTATCGGATACAACGCTATAGGGCTAGGGGCAAACACTTCAGTTATAGGAAACTCTAGCACCACAAAACATAAAGTATGGGGAACATTAGAAACTGATAAAGGAAGAATAGTAAATACTACAAGAATAACGTCAGGACCTTATACAGCTTTAGCAACTGATCATCATATATTTGTAAATACAGACGCAGGAGCAATAACTTTAAACCTTCCAGCAGGAGTAGATGGAACTAACTACAGGATTATTAATACAGGCTCTAGTGGCAATGACATTACTGTTACTCCTAATGGATCAGAGCTTTTAACTGGAGCTAATGCAAGTAAGACAATGTCAGATGGAACTGTTATAATATTAACATACGAAACTACCTCTGGATGGTGGTAATTAAATAAAAAATAAAAATATGACACATTTATTTGAAAAAGTGACTGAAGATGAGTCACAAACAATTAAAATAACTGATGATAACGGAAAAGAGACTATAACTAGAGTTTTAGAATTAAAAGAAGAGTACACAAGAGTTAAAGAACGCATCACTGAGACTAAAGAAGAACTGGAATACCTTCAAAATAGAAAGGAAGATATTAATACATTAGTAACAGAAGCTAAGGAAGCTCTTAATTTAGATGTAACTATCCCTAACGGAGATGAATAGAATAAAGCTCTTAATTAGTGGACTCTTTTATCTGTATATACTATAATAATAATACGAGGCACGAAAACCTCGGTAAAAACGTAACTACGGTCTACGCTTACCGATTTAAGCGAATAACATGAACAAAATCATGGAAAACAATGAAACACAGGAGATCACACCTGAAGAAAGTGTAGATACATCAGTTAATGATGTTCAAGCAAGTGAAGGAGACACTACTGACTGGAAGGCAGAAGCTTTAAAGTATAAAGCTATTTCCAAGAAGAAAGACAAAAAACTCCAAGAGATCTTATCAACGGATAATGATGACGTTGAAGAGAAAAAAGAAAATACTATTAATAAAACTAACCAAGAGTCTAATGGTTTAAGTCGTGAAGAAGTTATTTTCTTCACCAAGGGTGGGACTGAGAAGAGCCTTGAATTAGCTAAAAAGATCGCTGCAGTAAATAACTGTGGAATCTTGGCGGCGATGGAGGATGATTACTACAAAAGCTCCATTGAGAAAGAAGCGGCAGAAGCTGCTCGCAAACAAGCTCAATTAGGTGCTTCAGGTAGTTCTCCTATGGGATCTACTAAAAAACAGAAATCCCCAGGTAATATGACTCGAGAAGAGCATATGGAATATACTTTAAAACAACTTAATCAGTAGACTAATAAACTACTATGGCTACAGGTACTTTTCCTACAGCATCGGAGAGTTCAACTACTCTAGCAGCTATGATCCCAGAGATCTGGTCAGAGAAGATGAATAACTTCTACCGTGATAATTTAAAAGCTGCTGCTTTTTTCACAGATTTATCTAGTGATTTAGCAGGAGGTGGAGACATTGTTCACATCCCAAGTGCTACTGAAATGATTGCGCATACTAAAACAAATGCACAAGCAGTAACTCTTAACAACCCAACAGAAACAACTGTTGATTTAACTGTTACAACATGGAAAGAATGTTCTTTCGCTATTGAAGACAGAGAAACAGAATTAGTTAAGAAATCTTACAACACACAAGAAACTTACGCTAAAAACTGTGCTTACACTGTTGCGGCAGCTTACGAAGATGCAATTCTTGCATTATACCCAAGTTTCTCACAAACTGTTGGTGCGTCTACAGCAGCATTAGCTGACTCAGACATTAGAAGAGCTATCCAGTACTTAGATGAGGCTAAAGCCCCACAAACTGACAGAGCTTTCTTCTTAACACCAAAACAAGTTTGGACAGATGTACAAGCTATCGATAAATTCTCATTACTAGTTAACACTGTTGGGGCTGATCCTGTTCTTAAAGGACACGTTGGTTACTTATACGGTATTCCAGTAATCATGAGTGAACGTATTGGTGCTACTGATGGATCTGCTAACTCAGCATTAGCTCATAAAGATGCTATTGTTCACGCTAGTACAATCATGAGAGTACAATCTAACTACATCCCACAATACTTATCTACTGTTACAACTGCTGACGTAATGTACGGAACTGTTGAAAATAGAGACACAAGTGGTGTTTGGATTAAAACTGCTGACGCTTAAAACGCTAAAGCATTTAAACAATTAATATTGTTCCTAGGGTTTTCCCTAGGCTCGGAAATAATATGGATAAAATAGAAAGTCTAATAGACAAAGCTAAATTATTGCCAGGTGCTTACATTGAACACAATGTAGACACTAAGCTAAAGACTCTTAGAGGCATTAAATTGGTAAGAAATGAAACTATTACAAAAAACCTCGCTGTTATAATTCATAAACTACAATAATATGGGAGCTAGAATAGATCATAAAAATCTCAAAAGAGAAAGAATATTCATTAATGGTAAAACAGGAGATGAGATTCAATCCCCCTCGTGGGGAGGTGGAGCTGGACATGACATGGGGTCAGTTCCACGAGCAAGTCAAGCACCAGGAGCGACAACAGGTCAAGCAGAAAAAAAGAATTAAACTATACAGGTAATATGAAGGTATATACGATTAATTCAAGTTATAATGGATGTTGTTATCTTAGAATAATGCTTCCTACGTTTCACAACGGATTCTTGAGTAATAAACAATCTTTGAAGGGAAATACTGAAAGTCCTCAACAAATGCAAGCTAATTTAATGGATGCAGATGTTGTTGTCTTTCACAGACCTGAGACTAAAGAATATCTTAATTTAATTGATGTTTTAAAAGCAGATGGTAAAAAGGTTGTAATTGATAACGATGACACCTTTATACTAGATGATGTTCACCCTTTAGCTAATTTCACAGCAGATGCTCAAACTATAGATGTAGAGGCTAGAAGTAAGTCAATGGATGAAGCTCTTTCTAAAGCTGACTTAGTAACAGCATCAACAGACTTCCTAGCAGAAGAATATAAGAAACTTAACGACAACGTTCTAACCCTTCCTAACTGTGTTGACGAAATGGAATGGGATGAGCCTTTAAGAAATGAAGGTGATAAGGTTAGAATCGGATTAGTTGGGTCAGTATCATTTCAATATGATTATCATCATGTAAAAGATGTTATTAGAGAGCTAGGAGATAGAGACGATGTTGAATTAGTTCTATTTGGATTAGGAGACGCTGCACATAGGAAAAAGAACCCTACTGTTACAAGAGCCTTCCAACCTGAATATGACTTCTGGGATTCAGTTCAAAAAGAGCAGATTCCTTGGTGTCCTATTTATGACTATCATGAAACTCTAAGACAAGCTAAATTAGACTTATTAATGATTCCTAGAAAGGAAAATTACTTCAATAAGTGTAAATCTAACGTTAAGTTCTTAGAAGCTTCTATGTGTGAAGTTCCAGTAGTCGCTCAGAGCTTTGAGGATGGACCGTATGAGAAGATAACTGAAGATATGGGTATTCTTATCAAAGACGATAAAGACTGGATTAGGGAGCTAGACAGGCTCATTAAAAATAAAGATTTAAGACGTTCAATGGGTAAAAAAGCTCGTGAACATGTAATTAATAATTATAATATTGAGGATCACGCTCATAAGTGGGCTGATGCTTACATGAAGTTATGCGAAAAGTAAAAATTAAGGACGCTAAACTAAAGAATATTTTAGAAAAGCGAGGAGAGATTCTTACAAAAGCAAGAAAACTCCAAAAAGAAAAAGAGAAGCTAGAAATGAAACAGTCTAAATTAGGACATAGCATGGAAAGATTGAAAGAAAAGACTGAACCTTTAGTAGAAGACCATAAGAAAACTCTTGATCTTGGAGAGTATGAATATGTTGCTCAATTTTCAGCAGAAAAAGGAGAAGTAGTATTTTCTATTAAAGATCAAGTAGAGGATTACAAGCAATTGATAAAAGAAAGAAAAGAGGAGGAAGAAAATAAGAAAAATAAAAAATAAAAATATGCAAAATAAAGTACACGATTACGTAGAGAACCAAGTTAAAATGAAAAACATTAAAGGTAAATGCCTAGACATTGGCTCTTTAGATGTAAACGGTACTTTAAAAGATCTTTTTGATGATTACTTAGGGATGGACATGAGAGATGGTAAAAACGTTGATGTTATTGCTAACTCTCATGACATACCCTTTGAAGATAGTTCTTTTGACATTGTCACTTGCGTGGAGATGTTGGAACATGATGACAATCCTTTCCAAACAATGAAGGAGATCCACAGAGTGTTAAGAGATGGTGGATGGGCGATTATTGCTGCTAGTGGAATAAACTTCCCTAAGCATGATTACCCATCTGACTATTTCAGATACACTTCTGAGGGGATGGGTGTCTTACTTAAAAAGTTCAACGATGTTGAAACTAAGTCAGACGAAAATGAAGCCTATGGTGTTGGTAAAAAGTAACTTTACTTAAACATTTCAAACATGTTATAATATACATATAACCATAAAAATTATGCAATTTAGTGACACAACTAACAAATTAGGAATCATACAAGAGTGTGAAAGCCTTACAGGAATAGGAAGAGGAAGAATTTCAGGTAATTCTGATAATCTAGCTGATTTTACTAGGTGGATTAATGAAGCTTACTTTGAAGTAACTTCTTTGATTATTACATCTGATGGAAGATGGCAGTTTGATGATACAAATCAAACAGATCAACCAGTAGCTACAGCCGATTTAGTGGCAGATCAAAGAGATTACACTGTTCTTAGCAGCCTACCATCAAGTACACAAGACTGGTTGGAAGTTGATAGGATTGAAATCCTTAACAGAGGAGGTATTTGGACAAGATTGCCTTCAAGAGACAAAAGAGATGTACAAGGTCCTATCGAAGAAATCTATAAAGTAGCAGCACAGCCTGTATTTTATGACTTTGAAGGAACATCTATTCAGTTTTATCCAGCACCTAACTATAACAGCACAGGAGGAATTAGAATCTGGTTTAAAAGAGCACCTTTATTATTTGCGTCAACAGACACAACTAAAAAACCAGGTTTCGCTAGTCTCTTTCACA